ACCCGTCGAGGATGTCCAGGTTATAAAGTTCTTCTGGTAAATCGTCACGGTCCTTGAATGTTTGGATTGGCTCAATAAAGCAATATTTAGGATTGTGATTTGCTTTGTAACACTCAGCCATCTTGGGATCAATCTCGTTGCACCCGATGACATCAAAGCCTGCAAGCTTGTAGCCCATTGTTGAGCCACCACCACATGCAAAGCACGAAAAAACCTTGCCTTTACCCTTGGTGAATTCAGCGTCCTTTAGCATCCAGTTGTAATTTGTTTTCATAATAATATTATAAGCCCACACCCCTATGACGTCACAGGGGTGCAGGTGTTAAGGGTGGTTACATTGTGAATGCGTCTTTAACATCAACCTCGGTGATACTATCACTTGAGATGTCATCGAAGTCTGATTCGACATTGACACTGGATGCCACGAACGGTTCACCCTTGGCAGCGAACTGCACAGCTTCAAGGCTGGCAATGATGCGCTTGCCGTATTGGTTGTTCATGCCCCAGAGGTCGAGAACCACGTTGACGTAGTCACCACTCACTGGGCTGTCTAGATCACCCTCAGCGACCGGCTGGCGTTGGCGACCCACGATGACGGGGCGCTTCTTGTTGGCTCCGCTGATGATGACGTTGTCAGTCCAGCCGTCATAGCCTTTGTCATTGCCATCTTGGATGGGCAGCTTGTCGGTGGGCATCTCGTTGCCTTGAAACTTCTCAGCTTCGATGGCACGCACAATTTTCTTGAACTCTGCAAGGTTGGCTTTGCCATCCTCTGAGCTTGGGTCAATGATGAATGATGCGCTGAACTTCGGGTCACCGTCAAACTTGCTGACAGCGGTGAAGAGATCAGCGAAGGACAAACGAACGTTGTTTAATTTTAGCTTTGGCATAATAGGTATATTTTCTATATTGTTTTGTCTCACTTGATCGTGGTGGAGACTGTCACGTGACACCTTCGGTTTGTAGAAAGTTATCGGCTTTTATGCGTTTACCGATATGGCGTATGAAAGTAACCAGGGAACAATGAACAACCCCGACGCAATGCCAGATTGTTTATTCAAGCACGTCAAAGTCGTCTGCTGGATCATATGCGTCGCCTGCGATGAGCTTCGGTCTGCCGTCTGGCTGGTAGAAGCCTGTAACGTCTGGCGAGAGCTTGAGCGCCTGTGTGGGCGATATTGGCTTGCTGACAATGGCGTCGTTGGGGCTGATGCCGGCTGCCACCATTGCTAACACTGGGTCAACGTCTTTATTCCATGCCTTGGCACCTCGTCTGCCAGATGCTACTGTGACGCCGTTGATGGCCTCGCCAGCGCTGACGCGGCTGAATAGTGATGCCTCGATGGCGTTGAGTGCTTTGGTAATCTGTGACTTATGGCTGAAGAGATATGCTTGCTTCTCGTCGCTGAGTTTGACCATGTCGCTGGTGAGGTCATCGAAGTTCTCAAGCAGCTTGGCGGTGTAGGCTTTGCAGAACGGCTTGCAGGGACACCACATGCACGCTTCATCTGATGCGTTGAGTTCGTTGATGTATGGGTTCATAGCTGCCTGTGCTTTAACGCCGATGACGCTGGAGAGGGCTTCTATTTGATCAACAGAGAGTGACCATGACTTTGCTTCATTGTCCTGAATGATGGTCATGGTAAAGACCTCTGTGCTGGTCATGCCCATTCCGTAGGCATAGATGGCGAGCTGCCAGTTGTTGACTGCATCGACTGGGATGGAGCCTGTCTTGAGGTCAATGACGTGGACAGTTTCATCGGTGCGAATAACGCAGTCAGCATAACCGTGTTCTTCTCTGCTATAGAATAGTGGCACTCTCGCCTCAACGATCATCTCTGCGTCTTTCTGTGCAGCGAGCTGGCGACAGAAGCTGACATAAAACTGAGTGTCTTCACACGGCTCGCACTCACCTTTAAGTGCAGCTTCAGCGCGAGCGTGCAGCTCGGTGCCAAGGGTGGCTGCCTCGCCGCCTTCGTCTGGCGGGATTAGGTTGCCTAGTTTCTCTTGCAGGGTGATTGCACCTGGACAGGTGCTCCATCGTTTGTAGTTGCTTGGTGAGCATTTTGCGTGGTTCATGGTGGTATAGTAATTATTTCAGAGAGCAAGTCAATTAATATTTGACACAAAATGCAAAATAATTTACAAGGGGGCATCATGACCGAAAAAGAAAGGCACAAATCATACCTGCTGGAGAAGATACAGCTCCTCATATTGATGGAAAACAAACCAGATTACGTCATCGCTGCCATGTGCGGCGTTGCTCCGTCCACCATCCTCAACATCAGGCACGGCAACCACATGCCGTCAGTGGTGATGGCAGAGCGTATCTACGAGGTATTAAGCGGCTATAGTCTAGGAGATTTTGACCTGTGATCGACTTATACAGATACAATGCCCGATGCACGCAGGTGTATGATGGCGACAGCATCACAGTTGACATAGATCTTGGATTCAATCACTGGATGCTTAATCAGAAGATTCGCTTGTTCGGTATCAACACGCCAGAGGTTCGCGGTGCAGAGCGACCATCGGGGCTGATAGCACGCGACAGGCTTAGAGGGCTAATCGAGGGCAAGGACATCATACTGGCAAGCCACATGGATCGTGCTGGCAAATACGGTAGATGGCTCGGCACCATTTATATTGACGACATTAACATCAACAAGCTACTCCTAGACGAGGGGCTGGCAACAATTTATGAATAAGACAACAATGAATATATTCACACCACCACCAGAAACAGAATACAACGTCCTTTCACTGGGCGCAGGGGTGCAGTCATCAGCATTAGCTTTGATGGCAGCGCATGGAGAGATAACGCCAACGCCAGACTTTGCCATCTTTGCTGATGTAGGAGCAGAGCCGACCGAGGTTTATGATTGGCTGGATACATTGCGCGAGTTAATCAACAAGGCTCCGCACCCGTTTCCAGTTCATGTCGTGCAACACGGTGACCTTGAGACCGCGACTATGGAGGTGCAAATATCGAAAGGCAAGGGATCAAAACCAGAGGGTGCTGAGTATCTTCTAAGCGTTATTCCAATGTTTGGCAGAATGCCAAATGGAGATGTGGTTGGCGCAATTGGGCGCAAATGCACTGCCGACTACAAGATTAAGCCAATCCACAAGTTCATTCGAAAGCACTGCAACATTAAGCACGGGCAAAAAAATGTCACGGTAACTGAGTGGATCGGTATTAGTTGGGATGAAATACAGAGAGCTAAAGAATCAAGGCTGAAGTTTATGCAAAAACGCTATCCCTTACTAGAAACCAAGATCAACCGCTCCGGCTGCATAAATTGGATGTATGATCATGGATACCCAGTGCCGCCACGCAGTGCGTGTTATTTCTGCCCATTCCACGACAATACAGAGTGGCGCAGGATGCGCGATGAAGACCCAGTGCATTTTCAAAAGGCTATTGATTTTGACAAAAGGCTAAGGCAAAAATTCATAGACCATGATAAGTTTATGAAGATGAAGGTTTATCTTCATAGAGAATGTAAGCCGCTCGACGAAATCGACTTCGACAACGACGAGGACAGGGGACAGCAAACGTGGGACTTCCAATCAGAATGTGAGGGGATGTGCGGTGTTTGATAACAAGAAGCACACACCAATAGCAGTCGGAGTTGGTGACGTTGAGCTGGAGCAAGAGCTAGGCAAGGCATCATCACAACAAGTTGGCGGTGATCACTACTGCAAAATGGCTATCCAGCCGGCAGAGTATGCACAGCTCAACAACCTAAACTTTATAGAGGGATGCGTGGTAAAATACGTGTCCAGGCATAGAAACAAAAACGGGGCAGAGGACATCAAGAAGGCAATTCACTTCTTGAACCTGCTGCTCGAAATAGAATATAATCAACAATGAAAAACGAAACAATGACAGACACAATACGAGTAGGCGTTCAGCGCAACATCACAGATAAGAGCTGCCCAGTGGAGAGCGTGCCGCTTCTGAGCGTGCTAGAACAGATGCACGCCAGCGAGAACCTGAAGGCTATCACCACGGCCATCGTGAAGGCTCAGAACAAGCATGAGGTGGACGTGCTGAAGCGAACACTGCCAGCGGTGATCATCTCGGCAGACACTACGCACCGCAAGGTTCACCCCGATGACGTGCGCACTGGGCTGATCCTGATGGACATTGACAGCGGTGACAACCCTGACATGGACATCGACGAGATGCGCGTGGTGGTGGAGCAGATGCGCCGGCGATACGATTACCTCATTGGCTTCACGCTCTCAGCAACCTGGAGGGGGCTGAAGGTGCTGTGTGCGGTGAGTAAGCGTGCTGACGAGCATGTTCGCTGCTTCATGGCTCTAGAGGAGATATTCAGCCAGCACGGAATCAATGTGGACAGGGCGTGCAAGGACTTAAAGCGGGTTAATTACGTGCCACACGATCCCAATGTGCAAGAGACGCTCATCAAGCATCTGGCAGACTGGAGTGGTGCTTACATCGAGCCAGCAGACCCACCCAAAAAGCGTGCGCAATACCGTGCGCCTGCCATCTCGGCTGGCAGTGAGATGACGCCAGATGAGGAGGCGCAGCTATGCTTGCAGCACATGAACCCTGACATGGACTATGCTGACTGGATAGCGGTGGGCATGGCTCTGAAGGATCACGGGTGCTGCTGTGCTACGTGGGACGCTTGGAGTGCTGGCGCTGAGTCATACAAGCAAGGCGAGTGTGAGCGCAAGTGGAACGGTTTCTCTGGATCTGGCGTTGGCTTCGGCACCGTGGTGAAGCTGGCAACGGATGGCAACGGTGGTAAGAATCCGATCAGTGCTGCCAAGAATCAGCGTGAGCGCGTAGACGTAGCCAACGATTTTGATGACGTGACTGATGAGTCATGTGACTTGACTAATGGGTCATGTGACTCGATTGATGAGTCAGTGCCAATACTATCAAAGGAGAACACCTACTACCACAACAGCAAATATTACATTCTCGACGCATCGGGCAAGAAGTATATCCAGCTTAACGGTGACGGCTTAACACGCCAGCTGCGCATGATAGGATACTCGCCCAAGGGTGCTGATGGTGAGATGAGTCAGGTTGACAAGTTCAAGGCATACGTGGAGCTGAATAACACTGTTGACGCCACCGGCGCGCTGGCTGGACGCTCTATTGGTCTGCGTGACAATGAGGGCACGTCTATGAGCTATCTGGTGACACGCAAGAACTCGCGCACTGTTGGCGTCGAGGGAAAGTGGGACAATCTACGTGCTATCCTAGAGGCTCAATACGGCTCAGAGCAGCTCGACTACTTGTTTTCATGGCTGCACCGCTCACGCTATCAGCTAGACAAGGAAGAGTTCATGCAGGGCCACGCGCTGGCGATCAGTGGCAAGGTTGGCGGCGGCAAGTCGCTCATCATCATTAACGTGATAAAGCCTCTACTGGGTCAGCTCGCTGACGCGTATCAGTATCTGTGTAAGGATAACCAGTTCAATGGTGACTTGATCAGTGCTGAGATGCTGCTCATCGACGATAAACCGCTCTCCAGGCGAATGGAGGAGCGCAAGATATTCGGCAATCAAATCAAGAGCGTGGTCGCTACTTCCAGCGATGTGCGATGTCACCGCAAGGGCGTGGACGGCTTCAATGTGAACCCGCTCTGGCGCATCGTCATTGCCATCAATGATACTGAGCAGGATCTGGGAGCAATGCCACCGCTTGGCGAGGGTCAGGAGGACACTATCGGCGACAAGGTGCTGATGCTGAAATGCTTCCCCAGTAAGTTGCCATTCACAGGTGACAAGGATCAATTTGCCAAGCTGAAGGCTCTCATCAAGTCAGAGATTCAGGCGTTCGCATACTTCATTGATAACTACGCTATACCGGCCAGTATTAAGAAAGGCGACTGCCGCTTTGGATTTGACTCTTATCATCACAGGGACCTGCTCGACGTGCTCAATCAGAACAGCAACGAACGCACTCTGTTGAGTGTGACCACTGAGGTGCTGTTTAATGATGACTTTAGGGTAGACGTGCTAACCTGTGCTACCACAGGGCGGCAATACTGGGAAGGCACTGCCAAGGAGTGGGCACACGCCCTGTTAAAGAGCAAGGACATCTCTCACCGCGTTAAGGGAACTGTGGAGGGTGAGTTGGCCTACGGCGACTCGGCACAGAAGGCTGGACGCAAGATAAAAGACATGGCAGCCATCTCCGGTGGCAGGGTGGTCTTCAAGGGACACACAAAACGCGGCAATATTTGGCGCGTTTGGGATGATAATGAACTTGAAATTGATGACGAAAATGAGCCATTTTAGGGGTGACAAGGTGGTGAATAGTGGGAAAGCACTATTCACCTCAGTCTCAACTCAGTCTCAATAAGGTGAATAGAGTGAAGTGTGGTGAATAGTTGAAATCGCCAACTATTCACCCGCCAGCCCTTATTCTATATGCTCTAAATTACAAGGTGAAGTTAGTGAATAGTTAATCTACTAATTGGTAATATATATAATATAATGTATGATACACAGCACAAACGTTGTAATTACGTTAGTGGTAGTTATTCTAGAGAGCGCGACCTCCGGCACTATTCACCCTTCACCATGTGGTCATTACAAAAAACAAGCCGAGTTATTAGCATTTTTTATAATGAATATTTACCAAACAAGATTGAACGAATTATGATTAAAGTTGTCTAATATAGTATATCAACCTGTTGCGGGCTGATAAAACACTTTCGCCTCACCTGGCATTCCGAGCAGCCCGCAACGCTTCTCTTTTTTCGGAATATCGGGTGGGGCATTTTATTTAACATGACAAAGACGTGTAGCAAGTGTGATACAGATAAGCCGTTGGCTGAATTTCATAAAGATAGAAACCAGAAGGATGGGGTGGTTCCTCGGTGCAAGAGATGCACAAAAAGTGCCGCCCAACAGTATTATGAAAAAAACAAAGAAAAACTTAAATTAAAACAGTCCAAATACTATAAGGAAAACAAGGATGCTTGCAACAATAGAACCAGACAATATCATCACAAAAACAAAGATGCAGCGAGCAAGAAACAAAAAGAATATTATCACAAAAACAAAAAGACTATAAACCAATATAGAAACCAATATTGGAAAGAAAGAAGATCACTAGATCCAGTTGTAAGGCTTATCCACAGTCTTCGCAGTGGATTATATAAGGCGGTTAAATGCACTGGAAAAAACAAAACAACCTTGGAACTGCTTGGTTGCTCGCCGGAACATCTCAAAAACCACTTAACAGCCCAGTTTACCGAGGGCATGACAATAGATAACTATGGAGAATGGCACATAGATCATATTAGACCGGTGGCGTCATTCGATCAGGCTGATCCAGCGCAGCTCACTATATGCTGGCACTACACCAACCTTCAACCACTATGGGCAGAGGATAACTTAAAGAAGTCGGACACATGGTAAAAGCCCCCCTACCACATATTTACAGAAAACACACATGCCATGGGGGGTAGGTATACAAAATATATAATTATGAGAAAGCTACGAAACGTCACTGTTTTAGGACACAAGATCAAGGTCGAATATAAGACATGGCACGATGGGCAATTTGGTTCATGTGACCCAGATAATAGGTTAATCAAATTATCACACGCATGCCTGGATGACGATGAGCTACACTGGGCGACATTGTCTCATGAAGTCTGTCACATGATTTTTCACATGGCAGGCATCAGCTTCATGGAGGTCAATTCAGAAGAGGCATACGTGCGGTGCATCGAGTCATTAATTCTACCTTGGATCGAAGCAAATAAACCCAAGTAAAATAAATCACCTTTTTGCTAGATAATTCGCATAAATGTGCTAGAACAGACGCCAACATGAATTCATCAGGAGATATCGCAGAGACATGTTTCATTCACCAATGTTATCTCAGAGGCTTCAAAGCCTTCTTACCATTCAGCCATGACACCAAGACAGACGTCATCATCAAGCGACCTGGCGAGCGCCCAATCAGCGTGCAAGTCAAAAAAGGGACACTGCAAAAGAACCCCCCACACCTCACCCAGACATGGAAGGCTCTCGTTGGCAGCGCAAAGTCATCCAACAGGAGAGACAATGGCGTGCCACGATTCACCAAATACAAGGCTCATGCCTTTGACGTGCTGGCCGTCTACATACAGGAGCATGACAAGTGGGTGCTGCACCGGCTCGCTGACATCGTTGGCAAAGCAAGCATACGCTGGAATGATGACCACGATGCTGACAACTTTGATTTACTAGACACCATTAACCAATAACAACAGATGACACAGACAACCATAGACGCCATATTCCATAGCTGGCGACCCAGAGAGATTGCAGCGATGCGCCGCGCCACGGCTTGGCTCAGAGCCATGCAGACAGAAGAGTGGCAGCATCAGCGACAGCAGATCGTCAACGAGCAGCAACCAATCAAACCACTTCGAGGCATACGATAATGAGTGCAAGCAACGACATCACCGGTGACCCAATCAAGACGCCACCATCCACACAGGCATACAGGGATGGCTACGACAGAGCATTCAGCAAGCCAATGGATGCGGCAGCGATCAAGAGGGAATACAGATACATCGGCAGCGTCAACAATCCGCTGTTCATCAGACCAGAGGGCAGGTGGGTGAAGTTTATTCAGAACAGCAGAGGCACGCATGAGTCATGGTGTGATCATAAGCTCAAACAATACTATCATGTTTACTCTGATTAATTATAATAAGCCCCCCTATAAGGAATCTTTTAATAAAAAGAGTTATTTGGGTTAGCGTCATTCGCGTGTTTTTTTGCAAAAATCAAAAACGTCAATTACAATTCTATAACCATGAAGCAGACACAGAAAGCACTCGCTGAAAAGTGGGGCACAACACAGAAAAACATTTCCCTTAAAATGGAAATGGGCTGTGACTTTACAGCATCAGATGACACCGTCGCGAGGTGGTGGCTGTCTCATTCTCAAAGAAGATCCAAGGCAATGAATGAAGCCATTGCCAAATACCTCAAGCCAGAGACAATCAAGGCAATCAAGGCAGAAGATCGGCGCACACTAGAACAGACGCGGGACTACTACAGTGACCAGCTCGACCAGGTCACCAACTCTGGCCGCAACGATCATGTTGAGATTAAGTTCTGGAATGACCTCTGGCTCAAAGCAGATGAGTCAATCAGAAGATCCCAAGCGCATGAGCGCAAGCTAGGACTGGAGCAAGGCGAGACGTTACCCAAGGAAGACGTCGAAGCTATTCTGAAGAATGTCATCTGGGCTGGCAACGCGTGCTGCAACAACTTCAGCAAGCAACTAGCGCAGAATCTCAGTGGCAAGACACCGGCAGAGGTTCACAAAGTTCTCAAGCCAAACCTGCTGGCAATGCTAATCTTTGAAGGCTTCGACAAGCTGGCGAAAGTGCCTGGCGAGATCAACATGCCTCAATGGGTAATTGACTGCGTGAAGTCTGAAGAAAAGCTATACCTTAAACCATGAACGAAGAGTGGCGCATCAGAGAAGACGTTGACCCAGTTGACTGGATAGAGAATTGCGTCCAGCTCGACTATGGCTACTTCAAGCGCCACCATCACCCGCTCATTGTAGAACCGCTAAGGATGGCAGCAGCCAGCCGTGGCATTGTCGTTGGTTTAATCGGTAGTGTGCAGCACATTAAGACGCTCACCGCCCAACTCTTACACCTCTACGGACTTGCAACGTCACCGTGCAACGCTGCATTCTATGACTTAACACAAGACGCACTGCGCGAGTTCTCAGATGATAAGTGGACGCCGCTGGTTGACTCAACCAACGCCATCACTCGGCTCATACCAGAGCAGACGTATCGTAAAACAAAGTTTTACACATCAACGCCATACGGATACGTGCGCCTGTTGTCAGCGGGCGTCATGGCCAACCGTAACTCGAAGACGCTTGAACGTATCACAGCAGACGAGTCGTGGGCGTATAAGGATGACGAAGGCTGGTTGTCACAGATACGCGACCGGCAAAGCTCATTTAACTGGCAGTGGCAGATGTTCTTGCCATCATCAGGACAAACAGCAGGCAGCCAACTCGACGAGATGTGGACTCGATCAACACAGAGAACGTGGCACATTAAATGCGATTGCTGCGGTGAGGAGATACCATACATCTGGAAGCTGCCCGCCATCAACGGCAAGGTGCCTCCAGGTGGCATTCGTTATGCATCTACCAAAGAGATCACAGATGAAGAGGGCACGATTGACTGGGTGAAGCTCAGAGAGTCAGTGTATTACCAATGCCAACTCTGTGAAGGGCGCATGGACTGGAACGCGGCAGATCAAGACAGGCGCAACCAGTCAGGCAGATATATTCAGATGAATGAGAACGGCGACCCGTCGTATGAGTTCTTTAACTATAACGCCATAGCCCATGCACCATGGCCCGAACTGATTACCAAGTGGAAAGAGGCAACCATCGCCCGCAGCCGTGGCGACCTCAGCAAGCTTGAGAACTTTGTGCGTAAGCAGCTCGCTGAAGCATGGAATGAATCCGACTACATGTCTGACGAAGTGCAAGAGAACGCACGCGGCGGGTATCTACTCGGAGAGAAGTGGGAACCGGAAGGCGGTGGCGAGCCTCTGCTGTTTCTTACATGCGACGTTCAGAAGGATCACTACTACGTCGTGGTGCGAGCGTGGTGCGTCATCAACGGCGTATTGCAATCTCGCCTCATTGAACGTGAGAAGGTGGTCAGCGTTGGCGCTATTCGTGACCTTGCTGACAAGTGGCAGATAACACAGAACGGCATACGAGGCTCGCGCGTCTTTATGGACGGCAACTACAACACAGGTCAGGTGCAACGCATCGCAGCCGACAACGGGTGGATGGTGTTTCGTGGCGACAAGGCAATGGACTTCCGACACCAGGACGGGCTGAGGCGCATCTATTCGGATGTGCAATACATCGACATCGGAGAAGGCACGCGAGAAGCAAAAGGTGGACGCTATGCTGGGCAGGTGCGATTCAGTAAACACTCAGCGCTCAACAGGCTCTCACTCATTCGCTCGATCAAAACAGAAGACGACAAGATGGTTTGGACGTATGCCGACAACGCCGGCTCAGTCTATGAGCGCCAGATCAATGCTTGGCATCGCATCAGCAAGACAGCGCCAGACGGCAAGCGGTTTTATGACTTCATCAACCGCGACAGCAAGGATGACCACTACGGCGACGCAGAACAACAGCAAGTGGTATGCGCGGCAATGGCTGGCTTAGTTGGAGTGAGCGGCGCAGACAATAGCGAGGACGATGTGTAATTCCACTATTGCAAAATAAGTTACCTTGTGTAATCTGAATCAGCATGAACATCTCGAACGCTTCCGCAAACCTTAGCCTCACGGCAACAGGTAACACCACGCGCCCAGGCTACGTTGGATCAGTCTCTATTAACTCAGGCGTTAAAGCTAGTTACTCAACAGCCGACCAAGCCTACCAAACCTTTTTCTTACTAGCTGGCACGACAACAGTTGGAACGCTTAACATGACAACGGGTGACGCAGCCGGCGATGCTTGGACAGCACCAGTGCAGCAAGTCGAGACAGCAACCGCAGCAGGCACCGTCACCGGCGCAGGCAATGGCAAAGCTACTATCACAGCGGCAGGCTTAACAGGCTCACCGCTTGACATCACATTTGCCGTCACTGATGAGGTGGCAGCAGACTGGGCTGCACTAGCTAGAACTGCCATTGCAGCCGACACCGATGTGGCAGCTATGTTTGATATCAGCGGCACAAGCACAGCCATCGTGCTGACTCGTAAAGCAGTAGGCTCTTATGTCGTCGGCAGCGAGACAATCGTGGCGGCATTCGCTAACGATGCCACACTTAATATTGCGCTCGACAACGACACCAGCACAGGCATCACCACGGCAGCCACATCAGCCAACACCACTGCAGGCGTGGCAGCAGACGGCGCATACATCTGGAACGATGACATCGACTTTGAAGGCTTCGCGCTAGCATCACCAACGGCGGTTTATGCAGTGGCTATTGACCACACCACAGAGGACGCTAACGGGCAAACGATGAACTACACCATCGGCACGGAATACAGTGGCAGGATGACAGCAAGCACAACGCAGTCATCGAACCTGGTTCTTAGTTACCCAGACGCAGCAACCATCCTCGACACGCTCACCATGACCGGCACATCAGACACGGGTCTGGTCACGGTCACCGTGGTAGCCGTTGAATGATAATGGTTGACAAATTATAAAATTAAGGCTTTAAATAGTTCCACAATATGCGTGCATTGCTCTTCACAGTCTGGCTACAAGCCGACAAATCTGTAACCGCTACACTGTCACTGCTTGAGCAGCTAACCGCAGCACAGCTTGAGACGGTGCAACAGGGCGGCGCTCGCATGATTAACGCCTCATTAAGCGGCAAGAGTTTCAGCTATGAACTGCCACCTAACTGGGGCGCATTTGATTTTACAGAGATGATTCGCCTGGCATATAAACGCATATCACTTGGCGGCGCAACTGGAGGGCAAATGACAGACGCCGAGCTTCAGACTTACGTGCTTGATGCTAACGACGAGGTGACCGACACAATGACGGCACGCATCGCTTTTTATAATAACCGCAGTTAATCATGGCAGTCTCCCCACTTAAATCGACATACGGCAGAGCGAGCGCACGCAACACGCAACAATACCGAGGCGGCAGCAGCGAGTTTTACAGCGGCGGGCGTAACGACCAGCGCAGGCTCAACACCAACAACTTGTCAAACGACATTGCCGACATGATGACGGCACACCGTCACAAGATGATGCTTGGTGACAGTCGATACATTTACCAATCATTCAGCAGCATTGCCGGCGCGGTTAAGCAGAAGGCTAACTACGTTTATGGTGGAAGTTGGCGGCTGCAATCACTTAGTGCTGATACTGACTTTGCCCTTGCAGTCGAAGAGGATTTTAAAAAGCTCGATCAAGCGTTTGACTTGAGGGGCAGCAACTTTGGATTCAGAAAGAACATTTGGCGCGGCAGCAAGTTGCTCGACGTGGATGGTGACTTCTTTGTTATCCTCACCGAGCAGCCAGACACGGGTTTCCCTAAGCTGCAATTCCTAGAAGCTCACCGCGTTGGCGACTGGGGCGACTGCCGTGATGGATACATCAGCGACAACCCAGCATACAACGGGCGCAGGATTCTTACAGGCGTTATTGTCGATGACTACATGGCACCGATTGCTTACCGAGTTAAAGACGACAGCAGGGCCAAAGGCTTCCAAGATATCCCAGCAAACTCAGTGGTTCATTTCACCGACATGGAATGGTTTAGCCAAGGACGTGGCACGCCAACCATTGCAGCGGCAATCCTCGACTGGTATGATTTATCAGAGACGCGCGACGCGCAGAAGATGAAACAAAAAATAAACAGCATATTAACGCTTGTTGAGTCAACCGAGTCAGGCACTAGAGACATCGGACGCAATGCACTTGGCATCGGTGGCGGTTCAAGCACACCAGCGACAACCTACATGGACAGCGGCATGATCCGCATCATCAAGAATGGTGGCTCACTCAAAGCACACACAGCAAACGACCCACCAGAAGGCTGGTTAAAGTTCACTCAGCTTGTCGAGCAATCGGCATTCTACGCCCTTGGCTGGCGCAGAGAAATGCTAGACAGTTCAGCCGTTGGCGGTGCTGGCGTGCGTGGTTTCAGCGCAGACATCAACAAAT